TCGCCAGCGCAAGAGCAATCGCTGGCTCACAGATACTAACATCAACTGTCGCTGGTTCAACAGTAGCGGCTAACGCACTAGTGGTGGTGACGACTGCTGGAGCTTTAAGCACGGCTGTTGGAACAACAGTTCAAAAACTAATATTTATCCCTACAGGTCAAGGTATATCATCAAACATCGCTGGAGTACTTCCAACGATTACGGTTTTTGTATCTGGTCAAGGTATTACAAGTGCCATAAACGGCCCGACCATTACTGCTAGCGCTCTCTTTGAGGCTGGTACTAATTTATTGACAGGGTCTGTAAATAAGCCTTCTATCTTTACATATGATACAGTAGATGATAATGTAACCGAGGAGACTTGGGCTGCGGTTAACGCTGACAGCACAGGCGAATCTTGGAGTGAAGTCGATACAGACAGCTCAACAGAAACATGGAATAACGCATAATGGCATCAACATTTTCAACACGCTTAAAAATAGAACTCATAGGATCTGGTGAACAATCAGGTACTTGGGGCACCACAACTAATAACAATTTATCGCAGTCACTAGAGCATTCAATAGCTGGTGTGTTAACGGTCAATACTAGCGGATCATCGGCCGTGACACTGACAACAGCGAACGGGCCACAAACACAGGCGGACAACCAAGCGCGGAACGCGGCTTTAATATTTACAAGCGCTGACCAAGATTGTGTCGTAACTGTACCTGCCGTTGAAAAATTATATTTTTTAAGAAATAGTAATACAGCTTACAAAATTACTATTAGATTATCTGGCACATCGACTGATCAAGTATTATTACCAAATAGAAGCTACATAGTGGCTACCACGGGTTCAGCTTGGCACGATGTTGATGCATCAGCTACTACTTATTTAGAAAAAACGAGCACCTATTCAGCATTTGCTGGAGACAATCTTTTTATTGACACAAGTGGAGGTGCGGTAGAAATAGATTTACCAACATCACCATCACAAGGTGATACCGTTTCCTTCATTGATGCAGAGGGCACGTTTGATTCAAACAATTTAACAGTTGACCCAGGCAGTGGTAAAAAAATTATGGGGCAAACAGCAGCACATAAAATGGTTGTTGACACAAACAACGCGGCGTTTGCTTTAGTATACCAAGACGATACACATGGTTGGCGCTTTAGAGAAAAATAATGAGCACCTTTACGTACGAAGCATTAAAGTACAGGTTAAAAAACCCTACCGTTGATGGCAACTTAGAGTTGCTTGATGATGGTGCCGTTTTAAAAATAGGTAACGATGATGACCTACAGCTAACACATTCTGGAAGTGCTGGCACAATTACAAATAATCCAGGAGATTTAACACTAGATGTAGCTGGTGATATTGTTTTAGATGCAGGTGGTTCAGATATAAGATTGTCTGCTTCTGGCACACAGTTTGGTATTCTTAATGGAACCTCTAGTAATTTTAATATATCTTCTACGGTGTCTGACAAAGACATAATATTTCAAGGTAACGACGACGGCACAACAATTACTGCCCTTACGTTAGACATGTCCGATGCAGGCACAGCTGTATTTAATCACGATATAAGAATCGCAAACGATGGGCAAATAGGTTCTGCTTCTGATGCAGATGCAATAACTATTGCATCAAGTGGTGCGGTGACGTTTAGTCAAGCGGTGACGTTTAGTTCAGCAATAACATTAAGTGGTGGTATTTCAGGAAATGTATCTGTGTCAAATTTAGACTTAGATGGTGCGACTGATATTGGTGCAGCTTTAGTTGACGCAGATTTAATGCTTGTTGATGATGGCGCTGATGGCACTAACAGAAAAGCAACGATGTCAAGAATGAAAACATATATCTTAGAATCTGTTTACCCCGTTGGTTCTATTTTTACAAGCACCAGCTCAACTAATCCAGGAACCTCACTTGGTTTTGGTACTTGGGAAGCTTTTGGAGAAGGTAGAGTTCTTGTTGGTAAAGCTAGTAGCGGCACGTTTGCAACTGGTGGAGCAACTGGTGGAGCAGAAACACATACATTAACAATTAGTGAAATGCCTGCTCACGATCACCCTAGAGGCACTTCTGGTTTTTCTGATGACTTTGGTGGTGGTGGCACTCAGGGTTATTTAGGTGGTGACCAGTCAAGAGATACTGGAGTTGGAGCTGACTTAAGAGCAACAACTCAGGGTGGTGGATCAGCTCACAATATTTTACAACCATACATCGTAGTTTACATGTGGAAGAGGACTAGTTAATCATGAGCACATTCACTTACGAATCATTAAAAAACAGATTTAGAAATCCAACTATTGACGGCAACTTAGAATTATTTGATGATGGCGCTATTATAAAAATAGCAGATGGTGAATTACAATTTACACATTCTGGCTCTGCAGGAACAATTAGTAACAGCACTGGTAACTTAACAGTTGATGTAGCTGGTGATATTATTCTAGATGCTGATGGTGCTAATTTAACATTTAAGGATGGAGGAACGTCTGTTCTTGATATTAGTAATAGTTCAACAGATGCTGTTTTAACCGTTAGCACACAAGATAAAGATTTAATAATTAAGGGAGATGACGCCGGATCATCTATTACAGCGGCTACATTTGACATGTCAGATGCTGGAACACTGGTTCTTAATCATGACATAAGAATAGCAGATGGGGGACAAATAGGTTCAGCATCAGACGCTGACGCGATTACAATTGCATCAGACGGAGTAGTAACATTTAGTCAAGCCGTTACGTTAAATGGAGGTTTATCTGGTGATCTTGCTATATCTAATTTAGATATTGATGGTGGCACTGATATAGGCGCTGCTTTAGTTGATGCTGATTTAATTATTGTTGATGATGGAGCTGGTGGCACGAATAGAAAAGCCGCTTTGTCAAGAATGAAAACATTTATACTTAGTTCTGTTTACCCCGTTGGTTCTATTTTTATTAGCACCTCTTCAACAGACCCCGGAGATTCTAGTCAATTAGGTTTTGGTAGTTGGTCACGTTTTGGTGAAGGCAAAATGTTAGTAAGTCAAAACAGTTCTGATACTGATTTTGATACGGCAGAAGAAACAGGTGGGGCTAAAACACATACTTTATCAACAGGTAATTTACCTAGTCACAATCACTTTATATCTAATACTGGAAATGGTTTTCCAAACCAGTTGTCAAGTAACACAGGTTTTGCAATGACAACGAACAGTAATGGTGGCGCAGGTAACAATGATTACATTAGTTTTGCAATAGATTCAGATCCAAACGCAGGTAGAACTAGTTCAACCGGCTCTGGGGATGCGGTTACTCATATGAATCCATATATTGTAACTTACATGTGGAAAAGAACTAGTTAACGGGGAAAATATTATGCCTTTAGCATCGATTAAATTTGCACCAGGTTTTGATAAACAAAGCACTTCCTATGCAGCGGAGGGTAAGTGGGTTGATGGTGAAAATATTCGTTTTCGTTATGGACAACCAGAAAAAATAGGTGGTTGGGTTAAACTAACAAACGCTAAACTTCTTGGTTCAGCAAGAGCCATGTTTGGATGGACAGCGTTGGATGGCACAAGATACTTGGCTATCGGCACAGATAAAAAATTATACATATACAACGAGGGATCTTATTTTGACATCACACCAATACGTGCAACAGAGGGTAGTTTATCTAATCCATTTAAAACAACAAACGGTTCAGCTCTTGTCACAGTTACAGATACAGGGCACAGTGCTCGACAGGGTGATTTTGTAACATTTACAGCGGCATCAACGGTTGGTGGTTTAGATATGAATGCAGAGTTTGAAATAACTTCTGTGGTAAGTTCTACACAATACATAGTCACACATTCAAGCAATGCTAGTTCAACCGTTAGCGCGGGCGGTGGATCGAGCACCGCGGCTTATCAAATTAGAGTTGGTGAGGAGACAAATATATATGGTTATGGTTGGGGCGTGAGCACATGGAATGGTTTAATTCAACCAACAGTAACAGACGCTGTTAATGAAACATTTAGCAATAGTGATACAACGTTGACCGTGGATACTGGAGGGAGTTTTTCAGCTGGTGATTTTATATTAATCGATCAAGAAATATTAAAAGTAACAAACGTATCAAGTAATGATTTGACTGTTGTTAGAGGTATAGCCGCTGTTGGATCTACCACTACAACATCAGCGGGTAGTCATGTTGCTGCAGCTCATGCAGATGATTCTGTTATCACAATTATTACGACATCTGTTGGTTGGGGACAGGGTAATCCAACATCCGACACCGTTATTGACTCTAGGTACTGGGTGTTTGAAAATTTTGGTGAAGATCTTCTTGCTTTACAGAGTGATGGTGCTTTGTATAAATGGGACACATCATCAGGCACAAGCACAAGAGCAGAGGTAGTTCACGCAAATGCTCCCACTGCATCTAGATTTTTAGTTGTGTCTTCTCCAGACAGACACATATTTTTGTTTGGTACAGAAACAACAGCAGGAAGCACAAGCACGCAAGATGATTTATTTTTACGTTTTTCTTCACAAGAAGATCCTTCAACGTGGACACCGGCTAGAACCAATACTGCAGGGTCTTTTAGAATACAAGATGGTTCTAAAATTATAACAGCTGTTAGATCAAGAGCCTCTATATTGGTGTGGACAGATAAATCTTTACACACGTTGCAATTTGTTGGTCAACCTTTTGTATTTGGTTTAACACAGATTGCTGCTAACTGTGGTGCTGTATCAGCTAATTGTGCGGTTGATGTAAATGGCACAAGTTTTTGGATGAGCCAAGAAGCTTTCTTCTTATTTGATGGTGCTGTTAAAAAACTACCGTGCTCCGTTCAAGATTATGTGTTCGATGATTTTAATTTAACACAACAGAGATTAGTGTTTGCTGGGTTAAACACAGACTACAATGAAGTAACTTGGTTCTATGCAAGCTCAGGATCTAATTTTATAGATAGAAATGTTACCTTCAATTATTTAGAGGGCACTTGGTACACAAACACACTTGCTAGAACAACGTGGTTAGACAGAGGTGTTTATCAGATACCTTATGCTACAGAATATTCACCAACTGTTGTTGGAGATACACCAACTGTTTTGGGTGCAACCGATGGATCAACTTTAGTGTTTTCTCACGAACAAGGATTGGATGATGATCAATCAGCTATGAATTGTTTTATTAAATCAGGTGATTTTGATATAGAAGACGGACAACAGATATTATCTATAAATAGAATGATACCTGATTTTAAAGAACAAAAAGGCAGTGCTGATATTTTATTAAGTTTTAGTAATTATTCTGGAAACACAAACACAGATAAATTAAATGGTGCTATCACGTCTAGTGCAACATCTATAACTTTGGATGACACGACACATTTTGATTCTGCAGGCACAATACTAATAGGATCTGAAATAATTACATACACAGCTAAAGATG